TTTCTGAAAAAATTAGTTAGCGTTTGCGTAGCATAATCGCGGGGGGAGTCCGACTTCAAGATCTAAATGAGCATACCCCCCACCCATTCTCAGACCAATCGCTGACGGGGTTATGATACAGATTGCTTGTTTAAAAAAAAACCAAGCCCTATATAATACAAAATGAAATGCCCTATTTGTTATGAAGAGAAGTTAGAAACAGAGTTCTACGAAATTGCTTTAGGTATTGTCGGAGGGGATTCTGAAATCAGCAAAATCGTGAAAGATGGGTGTAAATGCTGTTTAAGTGCAAGTGATATAAATATAATCAGAAGAAAAACTAAAATATTCGATTTTAGTTATGAAATAAAAAGAATAGCTCATTATGAAAAAATTAAATACGGCAATTACGCCAAAAAAATACTAGGTGATGTTGTATATTGTAGAAGTGAAGTTGCAGATATTTTGATTAAAGAGGGTTTTCTCAAATCAGATCAGGAGAAAGCATCAGAGAGAGGAAAAGCTGCTAAAAATTTTATTTCAAAAAGAGTGAATGCTCATTTCCCCGATTTTAAGAGGATGCCGAAGTTTGGTTATACGTATCCAACTCAGAGGCGGCATACTTATAGAGATGTCATGACTGGTTCAGACATGAAAAAAATAATAAATATTTTAAATGCGAGGAAGGGATTCTCAAAGTTCAGATATAATAGAAAGAATAATTTAGATGAAAAGCAGGTGGATAAGTTAGTCAAAGAGGGTTACTGCATAGTAAATAAAAATAATAAAAAATCTCTAAGTTTTAGAGAAAATTTAGATAAAAAACTAAAACCGTGCCTACATTGTGGAGAAATTTTACCTAGAGGCATGTTTCCTGAGTCACAGCGGAGCTGGAGATGTTTAGAGTGTCGAAGGGAACACGGCAGAGATCGCTACTTTAATCTCTCAGAAGAAGAAAAGGAAAAATGCAGAGAAACTACCAGAGCTTACATGAAGACAGAAAAAGGAAAGGCATGTGCAAAAAAAAGCCTATCGAGACCAGAGGAGAAGGCTCGGAGAACAGTCAGAAGGAGAAGTAAAGAATATATTAAATTATTACAAGATACGGTGGAGGGTAAAGACCATAAGAGATTAAATACTCATTATAAAGGTTTGGGTTGTAATGGGGGATTCTGGAAAAAATGGGTAAATGAATTGGTCGAAGTTTATGATTTGCAGGGTTTAGAGTATGGCAGTGGTGAGAATGGAGATCATAAGGCTTGCTACCATATGGATCATGTTTTCCCAATAACAAAATTTTGGGATTATTATCCTCTATTCATGCAGATAGTGGGCCAATGTGATTTTCCTAGACTTCCGTGGAAAGGTCACGAAAATACTGAAATAACTGATTTGATACATGAGGGCATTTTTTTAAACCTAAGACCTATGGATAGTTTTGAGAATATGTCTAGAAGTAATAGGTTGTATTGTGAGGAAATCAATGAACATTTTTCGAAAGTATCGAGGGTTTTTCCAGAGCTTTTTCCAAATGGCTATGAACCTATCAAACAAGAAGATTGGGATCTTTTTGAAAAAGGTCTAAAAACCAGCAAAACGGAGAGCTTTAAAGAATCAGCTCAGCTAGACCTAGATTTAGTGTAATAACAACAAATGAGTCTACCATACAGTGAATTTCCAGTTTACATAGGTCAAGTCGGAGGAACGACTCCGCCGAATGAAGCTAACGGTTATGTTCCAGCTACGCAATTGAACGTGAGTTACAGTACTTCTGCTAGTGCTAGACGTAAATTGGGTAAGAGTGTTGATTCCTCTGATCAATTTACATTTAATAGTCCATTATCTGCGGATATCTCGGTTAGTTGTTTATTGCAATCGGGGATGCTTTCGGGGTTAGATTTTTTATTAGATGCTAACCAAGACAATTTTGTGACTATGAAGTTGGGTAGTGGTATATACAACAAGTGTTATGTTAAAGATGTGTCGTTGAGCATAAGTCCATTTGAGCCAGTGGTTTTGAGTGCTAATTTTGTTTCATTAGATCCTGCTGTGGGTGGGGGTATAACTGGGAACACTAATTTTGTGGGTATAGGGAGTTCAAGTACTACATTAGATACTGATGGTCTTGTTTATGGTCATACGTGTTCTATTAGTGATACCGATGATTTGTTGGGGCAGGTTCAATCACAAATAAATTTCAAGAGAGCATACACCCGCACCCCAATTTACGGTTTAGGTTCTGTGAATGCGTCTTCTATGTTGCTGGACGGGGTTGAAGAGGAGATGTCTGTATCGTCTACAGGTTTGAATAGCTTAATAAATTTTAGTGGTGAAAAATTAGCTAGCCAATTAAATGTTGATTTAAAAATACAGGGAGGCGTTGGTATAGGGACTTCTACACCTATTGCTGATTTGATTAAGTTTCCCGCTGGCGCGAGAGTATTGACTGAAGCGTATTCTGCTCAAGGAGGAGAGGTGATTCAGACAACCGCGACAATTAAACAGATAAAACTGTAAATTCAGTGTAATGTCTATTACATATGGGAGTTAAGAAACTGTCTAATATTCAGTTGGAGCCTCACAACTTTTTTTCAATAAAGTTCAAAGAGAGGAAATTTAAATTTACCGCAAATCAACGCAAATTTCTAGATACACTGCTAGATCCAGAGGTAAAAATAATGTTTGTAGCTGGACCAGCTGGTTCAAGTAAGACTTATATGTCTTTATATGGTTGTCTTAGATTAATGTCTGAAGATAGCGACAAAGATCTATTATACATTAGAAGTATTGTAGAAAGTGCTGATAAAGGTCTAGGTAGCCTCCCTGGAGATATGTCTGAGAAATTCAACCCTTTTACGTTACCTCTCTATGATAAACTAGAAGAAATCATACATGAAGGCGACACAGCCTTCTTGAAACAGAAGGAGCGTGTAAATGCTATACCTATAAACTTTTTAAGGGGTGCTAACTGGGAAAACAAGTTAATTGTAGCTGACGAAGCGCAAAACTTTACATTTAAAGAGTTAACCACTTTGATTACTCGTATTGGTGAAAATACTAAGTTAATTATCTGCGGAGACTTTATGCAAAGTGATATTGATGGTAAGACAGGCTTTAAAAACATGGTTGATATATTTTCAGACGAAGATTCTAAAGCTAATGGTATTGATACCTTTCAATTTACCAATAAAGATATTGTAAGGAGTAAAATTTTAAAATTCATCATTTCTAAGTTAGAAAATTGGAAGAAAGTGTAATAATAATATATAAACAGGAAAATGCGTCAACGCGGAAGCGGCGAACAGCTTATAAACAAAAGGATGCATCAAAACTTGTTTTTTTTGAAAATTAATTCATAAACAGTAAAATATATAGTATGGCTCACATATTTTGTCAAAGTTGCGGAACTAAAATTTCTTACGCTAACGCAAAGCCCAACTTCTGCACGAAGTGCGGCCAGCCTCTGAATTCTAAAGCTTCTACTGTTTCAACGAATACTTCTGTTACAGAGACAGTAAAATCTTCAGTTATCTCGTCTGACGAGACAGATGCTGAATTTGTCCCTGAGATTACCGATTTTCAAGTAGATTTTGAAGTCTCGAATATTTCTAGTAGAACACTAGGGTCATTAATTGGTGAGCCAACTCCTAACCCTACGAGTAGGAGGCGCGAACCTAAATCTGTTAATGACTTTATTGATGAAAAGAAAAAAGGGAAGTAATTATACATATGAAGACTTCTCCGAAGTAATCGATTTAGCGATAAAGAAACAACAGTATAAATGGCGACTTAATGCCGTTAGATGGTTTGATTTCGAAGATGTAGAGCAAATCATAAAAGTCCACATTGCAAAGAAGTGGGACATGTGGGATCAAGAGCGACCTCTTGAACCGTGGATAGGTAGGATTATATCTAATCAAATAAGAAACCTAGTAAGAAATCATTACGGCAATTATGTAAATCCTTGCCCCAATTATCAAGAGCCAGATCATGACTCATCTACCTGCCCTATTTGTCAGAAGTGGGAAAAGTCTAAAAAAGCGGGTTTAGAATTAAAAATACCGCTTTCTACAGAGGATTTCATAAAAGAAGTAGCAAATAAAGAATATTTAGACTTTGACTTCTCGTCTTCACTTGAAAAGTTGAATTTCGAGATGCAATCTCGTCTAAAGCATAATCATTACATAGCTTATAGAATGTTATACTTTGAAAGCAGTAGTGAAGAAGATGTGGCTAAATTTATGGGATATAAGATATCCCCGCAAAAAAGAAAGCTTGGTTACAGGCAAGTGAAGAATCTTAAGAAGAAATTCCTACAAGTAGCTATAGAGATACTAAAAGAACAAGATATTATAGGTGATGGAGCTGAATAAAGACCAAAAAGAATTTTTGAGGGTTAATTCTCATGATATGCCAGATCTTATTGATTTGACAAAGAAATGCTTTGGCGATGAGTCTTTGGACGGCAGATCTAAGGAAGGCCGCGCTGTTCGTAAGTTCCTAGTAGAGAACTCTATAAAATTCAAAACAACAAGTAGAATACCTGCTGAAGTTATAAATTTAACAAAAGAGCAAGGAGAATTCATTCTGCAGCAAGCGGAAGAGGGATTGTCTTCATTGGAGATAGCTAAGATAGTTTTCCCGTCTAGAAATGTAAAACCTCTAAGTTCTGAACAACGTGTAGTATTAGAGAAGATTAGAGAGGTAAACCCAGATATTTTACCATCTCAAGATTCGGGAGCGTTAAATTCTTACATTTCTCCAAAATCCCCTTCGCGAATCATAAAAAAAGTAAATGATGCTACAGGACTAGCATTAAACGAGCAAAAACTCAACAGGCAGAAGCAAATTTGTATAGAGAAGTTAAAAGTCAACCTTTCTAACTCTAGATTTTTAAAGATTATTAATAATTTTTTAAACGAAGAAGATAGAGTTTTGTTTGAACATGAATTTGTTAGATTGACATGGGATAAACCAGATCTAACAGCTGATGAATTGAATCTTTATTTAAACGTCTGCAAAGAGGTTATAAACTTAGAAGTCATAAGCGCTCACCTAAATAAATTGAACAGTATGTTCGATGACGCTGATGAGCAACAGGAAATGTCTATACGCTTAGCAGAGATTATAAAAACTAAGAGTAGCGAGTATCATCAGTGCGAAACTCGCATTGAGAACCTCACAAAGAAGCTTCAGGGCGACAGGGGAGAGCGCATGAAGAAAATGCAGAAGGAGAACGCATCTTTTTTATCTATCGTTCAATTATTCCAAGAACAGGAAGAAAGAGAGACAATGATACGAATAGCTGAGATGCAAAAAGAATCAATCAAAGAAGAAGCTGAAAGGCTTGAAGGAATGGCGGAGTGGAAAGCTAGAGTTCTAGGAATAAGTCAAGAAGATGCAATTTAAATGTCAGGAATGTGGAAAGGAGTTTAAAAGCCGAAGAAGCTTACACACTCATATAAAAGTCCATGATTTATTTGTGGGGGACTATTATGTGAAATATTACCCACGTTTTGATAAGTTAACTAATCAACCGATAGAGTATAAAAATTACGATCAGTATTTCGCTACTGACTTCATCAATATATCTAATATGAAAAAGTGGTGCGATCAGGCTCCACGAGAAGAGGTCAGAGAATTTATAAAAAAGTCTTTAAAAGAAAAGCTAGGAGCCAAGGGCATTCAAGCAGGTCCACCGTCCACTTACCTACTAACGGGTGGTCTTCCCGATATTGACATCTGTAAACAGATGTTCGGCAGTTATCGTGAAACCTGTCAGCATATCGATATGCTCCCCATGCTATCAGCGTCTTTACCAAAAGATTTCCAAAAAGATTATAGTGATACACCTATACTAATTGACACTAGGGAACAACAGCCATTATCTTTTAATAATTCTGACTCATTGAAATTGGATGTGGGTGACTATGCCGTGGGCGGTGATCTATATGACTATACATTTGTGGATAGGAAGTCTTACCAGGATTTTTGCTCTACTATTACAAACGGTTATTCGCGTTTTATCAAAGAGTTAGAAAGATGTAGATCTATTGGTTGTTTTCTTTATATAGTTACAGAAACAGCTTTTGATGATATGTGGGCCACTAATAAAAAAGGCTTCAAGAAGTTTAAACTAGATTATGTTTAT